AAAAGCGTATCAAAACGCTCGGGAAGATTAGTTAAACATGGTGAATCACATGATGCTTGGGAAGTAATATTAGAAATAGCATGGTTTGAAGATGTTGCCATAATGATGATACCACAAAAAGATATCAGACTATATGATTATATCATTCCCATTTCAATGGATAATGAATTTCCTACTATTGACGAAATAAAAAACAAGTTAATTGAGGATATTAGAGTAGACAGAGAAATGCAGAAACAATACGCATCGTTTATTTGCGACAACCAGAGGTCAGGAAGTGATTAGATGGCTGGAACATTTCAAACCACAAGAGATATATTTGATAATCCTATATGGCAAAACATAGCCGAATTTAGAATGTTCTTCTACCTTTACGGTAAGGCTATGTTTAAAGATGGGGCAGTATTCGGAGATATAACATTGAAGCGTGGGCAGTACTTAATATCAACAAGAAGGCTGCAAAGTGAATTGAAGTATATGGAAAACAACGCCGTAAAAACCTATTCAGTGTCTAAAATACATAGAACACTCAATATTTTACAGCTAAACGAACGGTTGGAATATACTGTAACTAGGCTTGGAACACTAATAACTATCAAAAACTATGATTCTTATCAGTTTTCTAAGGGAAATGCTGAACAGCTTGGAACAGCAACGGAACAGCAACGGAACAGCAACGGAACAGGAGCTTGGAACAGCAACGGAACACATAATAATAAGGGTAATAAGGGTAGTACTAATAAGACCGATAAAAAGGATAATAATACGAAGTCGCCTTCCGTCGACAGCACACCCTCAAAACATAAACATGGTGAGTTTAAAAAAGTGCTGTTATTAGATGATGAATATTCAAAGCTAATAAAAAAATTCGGTGAAGTAGATGCCAAGGAGAGAATAGAAAGATTGGATATTTATATAGGCAGTAATAAAAAAGGGAAAAACTATAAAGACCATTATTTGACTATTCTTAGCTGGGCAAGGAAAGATGAAAAAAACCAAACAAACAAACCAATGACAAGAGCGGAAATATCTGATGATAATTTAAAAAAATGGGTGGGTGACTATGAATAGAAAAGAATTTGCAAGTGTATTTTTAATCTTAAGCAAAGCCTATGATTGGTTCGATGCAACTGACGAAGTAAAAATTAGTATTTGGTATAACTTTTTCAAAGACGATGATTATAAATTAACGCTAACAGCAGTTGAATTATTTATTGCTAATTCTGCTAAACCTCCGACAGTTGCAGGGATACGCTCAAAGATGGTTGATATACAGAACCCTGTGGCTATGCTGACAGCAGGTGAAGCATGGCAGATAGTCATAACAGCAATAGCAAGATACGGCTATTATCAAGAATCAGAAGCATTACAGGATATGAACCCGATAATTAAGAAAGCGACAAAGGCAATGGGATTCAGGCAGTTATGTATGAGTGAGAATCAGGTTGCAGACAGAGCAAGATTTTTTCAGACTTATAACAGTATGATTGAGCGAGAAAAGAATACAGCAGTTATACCGACAGCAGTCAGGAAAAGAATAGCTGAGATTATGAACGGAGCAAAGGCGATTGATAGCGGAGGGAAAGATGAATCAGTTTAAAATTGGGGATGAAGTGACTATGGACGTATTGCCAAAAACAACTAAGGGCGTTGTTGTGGCGATTGATCCAAGAAAAAACTTTAATCATTATGGGGTTGAAATTGAAAGCGGATGTTATTGGATTAGTGGACATAATCTCGAAAGGAAAGTGGATAAAATGAATATAAGCAAAGCAATACAACAGGTAATAGACGGCACGATTGAGAAGGCTACACGCAAAACAGACAAGTCAATTTATATTATGACAAAAGCAAGGGATGAAATTAAAATAATTCAAGAACTCGGTAATGGGATTACGCTAACATCATCAAATATTCCTTATGACGGCTGGCAAGCAGAGGAAAAGGCTATGACATTTATGGAAGCGTGGGAATGGATGAAAGAAAATAATTGGGCTGAGTACGAAGGTTCAAGTTATAAAATTGCAGGTGAAATTCTACACAGATTTTCTCATATTGATGCAATGTGGAAGATAGCAAAATTTGGCGGTAATATGATTACTGGTAAATGGTACAAAACAAATAAGGAGGACTAAATGATTTTAAAAGTATCGGATATCCCATATGCAGATAACTGGCGAGCGTTAATAATATGCATAATAAATAATGTCACGATAGCTACAGGACTAATTGAAATGGGCTTAAACGTAAGTGATGGATCACAAAAGAAGAAATACAAAGGAAGGGAGCAAATTAAAAAGGTATGCACTTGGTGTAATACAGAGTATTACGGTGTTAAGGATTACAGAGAGCATTCATTCTGTGTAGGTGGTGTATGCCAACAAACATATAAAAGATGGGCTGCTAAAGGCATATACACATTGGCAGAAAGACAAAAGCAACCACCTACACAGAAGAAAACAAAGCCGTTGATATGCACCAGATGTGGGGTTCACTATGATGGACATGAGCAAACGAAAAATGGCAATACATTCTGCAGTGTAAGCTGTGCCACTAAATACCATCAAGCAAAGAGGAAAGCTGAAAAGGAGGGTTTGAAGTGAGTAAATATATTGTAGTTTATGCTTATAAAGGCAGATATAACAGACCAATAGACATTGACCAACCACTATTATATGACACTTTTCAAGAAGCTCAGAAAGTAATGCGTAGTTATATGAGCCACAGATTAAAAAGTGACGACATTATAATAAGTGATACATGTATAAGTTGGACAGAATGTGAACAGTACGAATGTGAGACAGTTCAAATATATGAAGTAATAAATTAAAGAAAGGAGAAAACCAATGAAACAATATATTACGACCAAACAACTAAATTATGAGTATGGCAATGTGTGAATACAGATTCACAATTAAGGGTGAACCTCATGGCAAAGCAAGGCATAGAACAACTAATACAGGGCATACATACGATCCACCTGCCAACATACAATATGCAGAAGTCGTGTTGTGGTCGTATAAGACGCAAGTTAAACACAAGCAAGTATTAACAGGCAATATAGCAGTTGAGATAAATTCATACTTTAAAATGCCAAAGAACACAAGTAAAAAGAAACTCGAAATGGCAAAAGCCAGACCATATTCATACAGACCAACTAAAAAACCTGACGCCGATAATATAAGCAAAATGATACTGGATTCACTTAATAAAATTACATATGTCGATGATGCACAGGTGGTTGATTTAAAAAGCTGTAAGTTTTGGGCGATAGATAGTGAGCCAAGGGTGGAAGTGATAATTAAGGAGTTATAAATGAGTATAAAATGTGAACTATATAATGACCATTTCCAGAACTTCAAAAGATATAACATACAAAAAGCACAATTAGTTATTGCGGATATACCTTATAATTTAGGCAATAATGCATATGCTTCGAGTACTGAATGGTATGTTGATGGTGATAATAAAAAGGGAGAAAGCAGCAAAGCAAATAAGCAGTTTTTCAATACAGATAATAATTTTAATATAGCTGAGTATATGCACTTTTGCAATAAGCTATTAAAGAAAGAGCCAAAGGGAACAGGACTTGCACCTGCTATGATTGTATTCTGTGCTTTTAAACAAATGCAGATGGTTATTGATTACGGTAAAAAACATGGGTTTATGAACTCATATCCTATATATTTTATTAAGAATTATAGTTCACAAGTTTTAAAAGCCAATATGCGGATAGTAGGAGCAACAGAGCAAGCGATAGTATTATATAGGGATAAGCTGCCAAAGTTCAGGAATAACGGCAAGATGGTTTTTAACTGGATGAACTGGGAAAAAGATAAAGGAGTAAAAAAGATACATCCAACACAGAAGCCAATAGCAATATTAAAAAAACTTATTAGCATATTTACTGATGAAGGGGATATTGTCATTGATCCTGTAGCTGGTAGTGGTACAACTTTAAAAGCAGCAGCAGAATTAAATAGGCACTCATATGGTTTTGAGATTGATAAAAACTTTTACAAGTTGGCACAAGAACAAATGATAAATGAGATACAAATAGGTTTTCAATTTGAACAATCAAGCAAGGATAAGTATTTACAAGGGAGGTTGTAAATGAGAAAAAACCAAACCGAACTATACATCATGATAATTCCATCTACAATCCTATTCTTAATATTCTGCTATATACCGATGTCAGGCTTAATATTGGCATTTCGCAAATACGATATAGTCGGCGGATTATACGGTACATCATGGGTAGGTATGAAGTATTTTATACAGTTCTTCAATGATCCATACTTCTTCCGAATTATCAGAAATACAGTATTGCTTAATACATGGATGTTGTTAATTGCATTTCCTGCACCGATATTATTTGCTCTATTGCTGAATGAGATACAGAAAAGGAGGTTTAAAAGGTTAGTACAATCAATCAGCTACATACCACATTTTCTATCCACTGTCATAGTAGTCGGTCTGATGATGGAACTGCTGACATCACGAGGTATAGTTAATCAGGGATTGCAGAGGTTAGGATTGCCAGTTAAATTATTCTTTCAAGAACCGGAGATGTTTAGAGCATTATATGTTGGATCGTCAGTATGGGAGGGCATGGGCTGGAGTTCGATAATATATGTGGCAGCATTGGCAGGTATTAACCCTGAACTTTACGAACATGCAAGCATAGAGGGTGCAGGGAGGTTTCAGATGATACGGTATATCACAATACCATGTTTAATGCCGACAGTGGCCATATTGTTTATATTAGCAGTAGGCAGGTTAATGAGTATTGGATTTGAAAAGGTATTCTTGATGTATAATCCTGCTACATATGAGACAGCAGATGTTATATCGACGTATATATATAGACGAGGGATTATATCAATGGACTATAGTTACGGAATAGCGGTTGGGTTTTTCAACTCAATAATTAATTTCATGCTATTGATGTTAGCGAACTATGGTGCGAGGAAAGTAGGTTATGGGCTGTGGTAAAACAAAAAACATCACTATTTGACATTCTAAATATATCACTACTTTGCATATTACTGATGGTATTTATATATCCGTTTGTCTATATGCTTAGTATGTCAATATCTGATACATTCGCAATAGCCAGAGGTGAAGTGATGTTATATCCTGTAGGGTTTCAGCTAAACGCTTATAGAGCAGTATTCAGGAATAATACAATATGGCGTGGGTATTTCAACAGCTTTATGTATGCTACATCAGGCACGATACTAACACTGATAATCTGCTCATTACCTGCCTATGTATTAACAGTTAAGAATTTCAGATACAAGAAAGTATTTACAACATTCTTTGTAATTACAATGTTTTTCTCAGGTGGTATCATTCCGTTATTCTTAGTGATTAGAAACCTTAAAATGTTAGATACAATATGGTCGATAGTTATACCGCCTGCATTATCAGCATGGTCAATTATATTATTCAGAACGAATTTCAAGCAGATACCGGATAGCCTAACAGAAGCGGCAAAGATAGACGGAGCGAATCATATATGGATATATGCACAGGTAATAATACCACTATCAAAGGCGATACTCGCAGTAGTGGCTATCTACTCATTTGTCGGATATTGGAATAGCTATTTTCCTGCATTGATGTATTTGACAAGCGCAGAGAAACAACCATTGATGATAGTATTAAGAAAGTTCGTAGTAGTCGGAAATTTCAGAGGTAGTATGGAGGGCTTTATTGCAGCAGATGGCGAGGTTCAAGATGGTATCGGCATGGAACGGTCTATTAAAATGGCATTGGTGTTGGTCAGTATATTACCAGTATTGTTTATATATCCGTTCTTGCAGAAGTATTTTATTAGTGGTTTCATGGTTGGAGGGGTGAAGGAATGAGATTATATAGAGTTAAAAGAGATGAACTCGTTTCATGGTGTGAAGATATAGAATGTATAGTTTTAGCAGTAGATATAATGTGGGCTGAAAAACTAGCAAGAATGTCAAGCGATAATTTCAGAAAAGCTAAATTAACAATAACAGAAATAGATACAGATAAAGAAGGTGTGCTACTCAAAACAAATACAGGTGCGTAAATAAAATAAAGGAGGTATAAACATGACTACAGGAGTACAGATATTTGCTATTATAATGGCAGTGATAGTATGTGTGATTGGAATAACAGCATGGTATGCAGTACAGATAGGCAAAAACAAGAAGGGGTGAAAAGATGGCAAAAGATAAGTTCAAATATTATTATTGGGTAGTAAACGAAAGGGAAGATGGTGGAGATAGAATCAAAACTGGGGCTGCAAGGTGTTCGAATGGGTTTGATTTTTCGCTTTTTAAAGATGAAATGTTCGTAACGTTTTTTAGTGAGATAACAGAAGAACAATTTGAATACCTGAAAAAGAAAGCAGAGTTAAAACGGGGACATTTGACAATAAAATAAAAAGTAGTATAATTAAAACCAGATGTTAGGTGCTAAAGTACAAGTCGAAAGGAGACGCAAACATTGAAGAAATTATTGACAGGAATTTTGGTCATTACACTATTACTATCAGTTATGGCAGGTTGTATATCAAAAGAGGTACAGCCGACAGAACCACAGCCGACAGCAGAAAAGAAAGTTACTAAGGTATATCAGAAAAAAGAAGCAGAAGTTGTTGAGGTGGAAAAAGGTACACCA